AAGGGCTGTAGAGTGGGTGCCATCAAAGCGCGAGAAATCAGTTTCAACCAGGAACCGAGCGAACGAGGCTATAGCATGGACACGGCCAGCGATAGCATCGGGGTGCATACCAAACGCATACCAAGGAAACAGCTTCAGATGGGCTGCCAATGGCTGGGTGTACGCACTATACGCTAAACAATGTTCCGCAGGCAACGTGGAAATGTTGCGGGGATCCTTGGGTTCAGCATATACTTCGGCTTTCTGGAATGATCGAACGGTAGCTCGTCCATTGGTAATCCACTCTGGCAAACGTGGTGCGGCTAACAAATTGGCACGCACCTGGCTAGGTCGGATCTGTGTAGACATAATATGCGACATGCTGTGGGCCACAAGCATGTTCGGGTATGGTAAACACATTTCAATGAACTCGGCTGCGAGTCGATCATATTTTGGTTCGAGCACTTGTTGAGGGTTATGTACGTCTGTAATCCGTTTCTGAATTGTCCAGACCTCATTGTCTCTGCACTTCGAAGGTCCAAAGGCAGAGTCCAACACGGGCGGACTAATCACGCGCACGGTTGGTTTCTCTTCATCAATGAGAACAGGCATTGTCACTTTCCTGTACGTAATACGGATGTCCCGGTCGTCCCATGGTGTGTGGCGACTAATGTGGTCAGGGCAAACCACCGGGTAACATGCGAAAACCAGAGCGGAAACGAGTCGTACATCGGTTCCATACTCTTGGGTCAACAACTGCATTAAATCATACAACTTGAGTTCACCATTGGTCATGCGAACACGCAAGATAGACTGAATTGTATGAGTAACACGAACTGACGTGTACGAGTCAGCGCCAATCGGGGCAATGGACAGGTCTGCATCCTGTCCCTGACATCGGATCATGGCCACGGGGCGTGAGCCATGACCGTCGATTGCCTTCACGCGATGAACAAGCTGGCGCCGCTGTAATGTACATAGGGGTCTCCCCATATAATCATTCAGAGCACGATTGCGCAAGGTCATCAGGACAATGCTCCAGTGTTGATTCACTGGAACAGATTCGACGGCGTAAGTTAGTGTAAGGCCACGATAGTAACACACAACATGATCAACATCATAATCCCACAACTGATGAGTGTAGGATCCACCACCACAGATTGACATCGTGATAGTGTTG